TCTTCATCAGCAAGCGCTCCGGCTTCATCTGCATAGCCCGCCTTAATCTTATGCGATGACGATTCGTCAGCTTCAGTCTCTTTATATTTCGAATATAGATAGCCGTTATCATCAGTGTCGAGTGAATCAAGAACCACCTTATTATCATGCGTATGTCCGTCACAAGTGCTCACAGCGTCATTGCCGGTAATTGTCACAGACATTCCACCGGACATACTGTTTACGCCTAAATTGCGTAGTCTTTTACTTCTCGGCTGTGCCGTTCTCGTTGTAGTTACTACTTTATATTCTTTGTTTGACATAGCTATTTATATTCAATACCTTCATAATTATCTGCCGCAAATTCCGACATTTCTATCTCACTCGTATCCTGCATCAAATCTTGGACCTCACTCAGCAATATAAATTTACCTTCGGTCGATTCGTCGGTTAATACACTCATTTCGTTAAGGATTCTGACAGTACCGCTCAACGTATTTTTCCGACTCGCATACTGACTATATACAGTACCTATCAACAGTCGTTCTAATCGACCGCTGAATCCCGCCCTATAAAATGTCGGTATAGCCTCATAGCTCGAATTCATTACCAATCCGCGGGCGGCTACGTTATATTTACCTCCGCCAAGCGTGCCAATACTCGTTGATATTTCATATTCTTCTTCAGCGTAGCGATTAACCCATGCTGTATCTTCAATATCTTCTTGATCTAAATCTGTGCCATTCTTATTTACAAGAGTTATTGTTGGATCCTTATACATTAACCAACGCGCTCTCGACCAAATATCTTTCTCCTCGCGCTTATAGTCAAACTGATGCACGCCTTTGCCGATTTGCAGTTCCAGCCAACCACCGGTCGACGGCAATTCGATAAATTCGCCTTCACCCATTGAACCCCATTTTTTAGGTAGCCCACCTCGGTAATAGCCAATAATTTGCCTGTTCTTTTTCCAACCGCCAAAACCACTCGCACTCTTACGATTATCATAGTCATAATAGCTCAGGTACATACAACCCCAGCTACCGGTTCCTTTCACCCATTTACATGTACTTGCGTCGTGCTTATAATCACTTGACAGCATTACATTACTATTTTCATAGTGATATAGCACATTTCCATCGGCATCTTTTAGATATAGCATTACGGGGATATAACCAAAATTAGCCCAGTCGCACAGTCTGCCCCAATTACCTTCTTCATTACTTCTGGATGCGCTTTCAAAGGGATTATAACGCACATCGAACAGCATACTAAGTTCTATCTTCAAGCGATAATCAGACATATGACCGGGGACACATCCCAAGAATGCAGTTTTGGTTGTTATTATCGGCAAAGAGCTATATACTCCGGTATTCACATTTCGTACATGCGGAAAGCTTCCATATAATATGTCGTATAAACCTTTGTTCCGTCCTTTATAACCGAATACAACAGCAGCTTCATCACTGCCGCTATACTCAGTGTCAATACGACAAAACTTAGCACCATTCGTAAGCGTCAGACATAAATCATCTTGATCACCGACTGCCATTTTAAATCCGTCTGCAGCATTATCCCAATCATTATCTACTAACCACAAATCGCCGCTCTTGTCGGGTAAAACATCGTCATGATCCAAACTCCCATCTATCAGCTTCGAGTCTGCGTATGTAGAGAACGTTACCTTGACATCATTATACACAACATCAGCTCCGAGTGTGGCATCATCACTCTTCCACCACACCGCTTCCTCAGACATCCCATTATATAAAGCATTCAAATCATATATATAGATAACGCCGGCTTTCTGTATTATCCTAAGTGCAAATGGTTGTAGTACTGCTTCCAACACATCTCGGTAGCTCATCGGCTCATCGTCCTCATCATAAAAATTCGCATTCAGCACGTACAAAGTTGATAAGTCAATAGCTTCTGTCGTATAGTCGTTACGTTGCGTACTGATATATTTCTTTATATCTCTATAATCAATTCCCATTGCATCAACACACGACATAATCACATCTTCTATACTGCTAACACCAGTCTTATTCCACTTTCTGCGGTCTAAGATTGCAAAATCTGAGAATACAAACTGAACCTCATAATCCTTATTATATGAATAAGGCTCTTCATACAGTTCAGGGTCAAGCATTCCACACCAATATAACACTCCGTTCCTATATACATTTGCCCTGATTGTCCCGGGCTCTATTGTGTATAGGTCTATATATTTGCGATCGCTCTCACTTATTAGGGTCAATGTCATCGCAGATGACTGTATGGGCTCTATCTTATCCGTAGACGACCATTCAATGCTCACCGGCTTATCTGCTGCAAACACTAAATCTCCGATTGTCAATGAAGCTGATGTACTGCCGGCGCATTCTATCTCTACAAGATAGATTACACCGTCCACACTCGCAAATTGTCCTTCATATATCGTTGTCATGCTCATTTTGTTCTGTTTCTTATTCTATTTTCTTTTTCCAAGATACCATATAGAGTCCTGCCGTCTATCCTAAACTTAACTACACCACTCAGATCGGTGCCTTGTGGCTCTATCAAGTCTTTAAGTTTATTCAATGGCGCTACTACTTCAGGATTATTCGCAGCACCGGCATATTCGCCAAAGATGCCTAACGTTGGGCCATAGGCTATGCCGCCGTTAGCAAATTTAGGCAACGCAAACATTAATCCCGTCATCGTCGCTATTAAGCCTCCGGCTATCGCTATACCTACCCATGGTATGCTCGCATGCGCTGCAAAAGTCTTCGCGCTCGCCTCTGCTATCTCGGCATTTGTAACCGTTGATGCAGCTGATGCCTCGGTTGCGGCTGAACTTGCTTTTACAGCTGCACCTGTCGCTGTCGCTGTAGTTGCTGATACTGTCGCAACTTTCTCGGCTTTCTTAGACAATCCCAACGCATCTACGACCACTTTTACCATCTGTGCTATCTTCTCAAATGACTGATATACACCAATAGCATTATCTACAACTGATGTCGTCTTTTGCCATGCATTGCCGTCACCCTTAACAGCATCCGTAATGCCCTCGATGCCGCTGCCTACGCCCTTTATCGAACCCCAAGCATCGTTCAGCTTCTGACCACTCATCTTTACCTGCTTGCCGTAGTCTTTCCAAACACCTATCAGTCGCTTTACTTCAGTTCGTTCTGCATCATTCAACGGATTTTTCTTGTCATCAAGCATAGCTTGTAGCTCTGCTATCTTCTTTTTAATCCCATCAACACCGATTAACTCAAGCTGCATTTTCAACTTCTTGCCGGTCAACTCCTTCATGTCGCTGACCTCAATTGTCATATCTGTCAGATTCGCGACTCGCTTGATAGCCGCAGATTTCGCCTCCAGTGCCGAGATTGTACGCTGTATACCAGCCACATCCGCCTCTGTCGCATTTTTCATTCGAGCCTGATAATATGAAATGGCTTGCTCCAATGCATTTATCGTTGTCAATTTTGTGATATCTTCAGGCATATCTAATGCCGCCAACTCTTCATCCCAGCTTTGTTTTAGACGCTTTAACTCGTTTATACGCGCTGTTACTTCTTGTCGTTCTACTCCCGTTACTCGCTTTTGCTTAGTCTCGTAGTAACTCAACTCTTTTTCCAGATCTTCGTATGTCTTTATACTATCTATCGACATCTCAACATGTCCTGCATCTTCCATCGCTACCTTCAGCGCCTCAAGGTTAGTTATTTCCTTATTAATAGATACCATTTGATCTTTGGATGCATTTTCAAGAAGAGATTTTTGATATGATATAGCAGCCTCGATATCTGATAGTGTATCAAGTGATGCCGGTTGACTGAAAGATGCTTGCAGTCGTTTAATTGCATCCTGACTCTTTGTCAGGACAATAATCAACTGAGATAAACGTTTAATCTCATCCTTTTCTGCCGGATTTGTTTTCTCTAATTTATTTTGATAATACGTTATATTGTTGCCAAGCTCTTTATACGATTTAGCTTTAGCTATAAGATGTTTGCCATCATATTCATTCTTATTGCTACTGTCCGATAAATTATATTGAGTTCCCAACTTTTTATAACGAGCTTCCATTTTTGCAAGTTTATCAGCTTCAGTTTTAGCGTTTTTAGCATTAGTTCCTGCAAGACCGGCTACTTTCGCTTTTTGTCGGTCAATAGCTTCGCCAAGTTGAGTATAACTCATTTTCTGCCAATCAATAGCCTCCTTTGCTTTTAGCCCGTTAGCAGTAGCTTGTTTATTTGCTTCAGTTGCCTTTTTGGTGGCATCTGTAGTATTCTTTATTGCTTCGTTTTGTTTATCAAGATCAGCAGCTGCTTGCTTTGCACTGTTTTCATCTGATATTCCAAAAAACTTTTTAACCCATTCCCATGCCTTTTTAACTACGGCCGAAACCTTTTCGAAGGCGGCTACAAGATGGTTCCAGACAGCTGTTGCCAAAGTTTTAACAACAGCCCAAACAGCATCACATATACGCCTAAAGCCATCACAATTTTTATATGCTGTAATGATTATAGCTACAAGTGCTGCTATAGCCATTACAATTATTCCAATAGGGTTGGCAGTTAATACTGCATTCAACACAACCTGAGCAACGCTCCACGCTTTAGTTGCAATCATCACGATTTTTTGTGCTGCAGAAGCGGCAAGAGTAGCTAAGTTCCATGACTTCACGACACCAACAAGTTTTGACATTAGCCCACTAAGTTGAGTCACGCTCAGGGCTAATGTCCCTAATTGTTCTATAACATTAATCATAGGAGCTGCAGAACTTGCTATAGACCCGGCCCAATCCATAAATGATTGGATTTGGTTCTGCAAAATGACGCTAAACGATTCTCCTGTGGATGACATATTATCATAGGCACCGGCGATAGAACCGGCACTCTCCGTCATTGCCGCAATATTTTCACTGAATTTATCTTTTTGCTCACCTGTCAATGAACCTAATAGACGTAGAGCTTCAGCACTGCCAAACAATTGTCCATATATAGTTTCGCTCAATTGTCCACTTTCTGCAGCATATGATTGTACACTTGAATCAAGTTCCTTAAGAAAATTCTCGAATCCACCACAAGCTCGTACACTTGCAGCATCAAAACTTATTCCCATGGCGGCAGCTGCTGCTTGCGCCTCGGACGATGGCTTTATAAGTGAATTAAGCACTGCGGCAAGTTGTGTAGATACCTCAGCTGTATTACCTGTAACGCCTGTTGTTGTGGCGAAGACAGCCATTAATTCATTCATAGATACTCCAAGCTGAGATGCACTACCACTCACGCGCGGTAAGGCTTGACCAAGTTGTTCAAAACTTGTTACACCATTTTTAGCGGTCATTTGGATTTTATCCTGAATCTCTGCAGCAGAGTTCCACTCCAGACCATAATTTTTAATTAGAGTAGATGTCACAGTGACGGTCTGACCTAAGTCTGCGATACCACCCACCGCTGCCTTCGATGACTGCTCAAGGAACTCTAACCAATTGTCTTCCGGTACTCCATTAGATATAACCTGATACAGCCCATTGGCCAGCTCCTCACGAGCCATCGGTATGCTTTTACTAAGTGCAACGATTTGATCGGTTAACTCTTCATACTCTTTGCCACTCTTACCTGCCATTGTGTTGGCTGCCCGCATTGACGTTTCAAAGCTGTTAAAGGGTGTTGCTAATTCGGAGACCACGTCTTTCAACTTCTGTACAGCACGTATAGCAGTGTCGAATACTAAAGCGTTTTCCGCCATAGCACGTAGACTATCGCCTGCACGACTGGCACTTTCAACTATCTTTCCAATCGCCTCATCAGCATTACTCGCCTCTATGGTGATTGACTTGATAGCCTCGCCTCCGTTACCCTTGATTTTAATTTCAAATTCTACAGCTTTTGCCATATTTTTGTTATCTTTGCGTCATCTTCATTTTAGAATATTCCGACTATGTTTAACTTAAATCGTATATTCGGTTTTTTGATTGTTACGGTCTTTATACTATATATGATAATACCGTCGATCTCAGTTAAAGCCATCCTCGTTGTTATAGAGGGATGTCTTGTTTTATTATATCTTATAATAGGTCTTAGTCGTTGGCCTAAATAGTCAGATTCACTTTAGCCCCATTCTTCGCTTTGCCGCAATGTAACGTGTTTGTATTTCTGCGGCTGTCTCCTGACGGGTTGTTGCCTTATTCACATCATCATCTTCTTCCCATGGGAACACCAATACATCCCGAGGTGTCAGATTTTTCTTTGAGTACGGCTGCAAAATTGACATGCAAACCATTCTGATTCTATCCCATTTAGCGTGTTCTGACTGCTCTTGCCTACGACTCCAATTTTCATAAACTGCATAGAACTCGGTGGGGGTGCATCGTTCAAAGTCTATCATGCTCATTCCCATACACCCCATACCTATTCCTAACAAATCCTCTATGCTAATTGGCTCGCCGTTTTTTTTTGTTCATCGGCTTCTACTGCCATCTCTCCGTAAAAGCGATTCAAAGTTTCCGGGTCAAGTCTGTCTGCGAATTCATCAAAGTCTAAATCAAACTCTATGCCATCCGCCTTACATGCCGACCTCACGCAGTGCCAGATAAAGCGTACCATACTCTCAATATCAGTAGTGTCAAGCTTGCTTACATCTACTCCTGTGTCTCGCTTATAGTGTATCATTGCTCCCATGGTTACGCGACACGGATACTCCTTGCCTCCAATTACCATCTTAAGAGCTCTGCTTTGAGTTCCCTTTTCAACCATTATTATTCAGCACTTTCAGTTAAACCATTGCCAATCTTAGTCACTGCGCCGCAATTCTCCAGCTTGACACTATATTTACTGTCATCACCGGCTTGTGCGTCAAGTTCAAGACTCGTGATAAGATACTTACCTTTATAACCTCCTGTTGTCTTTCCAGTGCGCTTGTCACCGTCACGGAGTGAATAGCTGGCCTCTATCGGCTCTCCCTTCAACATGAGGTCCTTGAGCTGGTCGTAGGTCGGTACATCTGTGTCGCCGTTATTCAGTACAACACCGTCTGCCGAAATCTCTTCTGAGAAGCTCTTGACATACTTCTCTTTCCACTTGCCGCTGCTTGACTCTTTGGTCGTGCGCTCACCGGTTTCTACCGATGTGCTTACCTTACAGCCGGTCGAGTACCCCAATGCTGCATCACCGATACTTAAGATTAAATCGGTTCCGTCTAATACACTATAATTTTGTTCCATTTCGTTTTACTTTGTTTGTTATTATTACGCCGGCAGATACGCCAACGATGAAAGTTAATATTAATATGCTCCTTTTAAGACCGTTACTAACGCCTTCGGATGTCGTTCGTTTCTCAGTCATCTCTTTATATTGATCTCGCTCCTCACGTGTCGCAAGGTATAGAGACCAATAGTAGTCAACCTGCGCCTCCAAGCTATCGCAAGTCGCTGTCACCACAATTGTTCCTCCTTCTCGGCTTAGCTTCGCGCCGGCTTGGCCGTGTTTGGAGCTGTAGCTTGCCGATTCAGGGAGTTGAAGTAGGCTGTCCACGGGCACTCGTATGCTTGTCTCGCTCGACGGGATTGATTGCCTCGTTATCACTCTCAACTGCGTTTGTAGGCTGTCCACCGCTACTGTCTGCGATGTTTCCACCTCCTCGACGCTCGCGGTCTTTTTGGTTGTCGCGCAGCTTGCGCAGAACAGGACAACCGTCACGATGAGGGCAGCCGTTAGCTGTGTCGAGAGCTTTGCGGAAGCGCGCCATCTCACGCTTTGTTGACACCATCTCGCGCTTTGTCGCTGCCAAATCTTCTCTCGTTGCATTTAGCTCTTCTTTAAGCGGTTTAACGATGTTTTCGACCAATACACGGGTGGCATGTTCTGCATTGTCAATCCTGACGGTCTCGGCTTCAGCCTTTGCCTTTTCCGCTTCCGCATTAGCCTTGAGTACTGTCGATTTGAGCGACAATACCCCGGCTAAACAAGTAAACAGCCCACCTCCGAGTATCAGATTAATAATTTCACTCCAGTTCATGCCACTCTGAATGTTGGTTTATTGGATTATACCTATCTCTTTAAGCCACGTCTGAACATTGAAGCTCGGACAATCTTTAGCCGCCAACTCATTATGTCCTACTATCCGCACATTAGGGTGTTGTGCGTGAAAGTTCTTAACATAATCAGCCATAGCAGTTAGCTGTGCCGCCGTTCGTGTGTCTTTTGCCGTTTTGCCATCCTTGGCTAATCCTCCGGCATATACCACATGACGACTTACCGAGTTATAGCCTTTTGCGCCGTTGGTAATCTCCCATGTGTCGACATTGGCATCTTCATTGTTGTCAACCAATCGCTCCACTGTGCCATCAAGATGAATCAAGTCGGTATAACCCACCTGCTTCCACCCACGCCCGCCTTGCGATACAGGAGAGGTGTGCCACCTTCGTATATCTGCGGAGCTAACCTCACGCCCTTCGGGGGTTGCAGTGCAGTGTAGCACTAAATATTTCAATGCAGCCATAGCTTATCGTTTTTTTAGGCTTGCGCCTTATATCCGCTACGCATTACAACTCCGGCATCCTCTTTCTTAGGCATAGCTATAAAGTAATGACGGAAGTTAATCTTGTTACGCTGATATTCGGGGTCGGTAGCTGCCTCACTGTAATACATTTTGGTTGTACCTGTTGCCTTAAACACACGAGGAGTGTAGAAAGCGAATGAGCACTGAAATTCGCCGGCTTCAGCTTTACTGTTAAGATCTTTCTTTTCACCGGTTTTTGTATAAAGCGGTGTTGCGCCGTATTCATATATCTCAAATCCGTATAACATGCCGATTCTTCCTGTATTACGGTCAATGTTGTATTGCTCGCGGAATTTCTGATCGGTAAGTAACAAATCGTTTGCGTGTTCAGAACAAAGGACCAGACGGCGATTCTCAACCGGCACACCAAGTTTATCCATTGCGCGC